AAGACTAATAAATGGCTGAAAACAAGTTCACGCCATTCGCGAACGCTCAAGGCGCGAATGTGCTGTCGTATGAAGATTGGCTTGAGATGCAGACGCTCATCGCGAACGGCTTCCAGAGCGGCATCGCGATCAGCGAGCAGTTCAACCGCTTGCTCGCACAGGGAGCGGCGGCAGGGTATGCCGTCGGCAAGTACATCGTCGATCAGTTAAACATCGACGCGGATCCCTTGGACGCACAGGCTCTCGCGCTCAACTTCAAGCAGGCCATGACCTTCTTGCCTCTCGCAGGCGGCACGATGACAGGTTCGATCCTGTTCTCGACGGTCTCAGGTACGACAGGTCGGACGCTGATTCAGGGCGGCATGGCTGACACTGATTCATTCCGCATTCGGATCTCAGGAACAGCGGCAGACGCAGGACTTGCGGAAATTGCCACGGCAGGCGACGGAAACGAGCCGATATACGTTCGACAGTACAGCGGAGCGTTCGACACGCTCGTCCGAACACTGACGCTTCTGGACGCGAGCGGCAATTCGGCGTTCCCTGGTCAAGTCACAGCATCGAACGGCTTCGTCGGAAACCTCACGGGCAGAGCCACGAGCGCAGGAACGGCGGACACGGCGATTAAGGCACAGCAGGACAGGAACGGCAAGGTCATAGACGAGACCTATTCGCCTATCTTGGTCGGCGAGCTGAAGTGGTACGCAGGGCGGATTGTCCCTGCCGGATATCTTCTGTGCGACGGACGAGCGGTCAGCCGCACGACCTACGCGAAACTGTTTGATGCCATCGGCACGATCTACGGCGCAGGAGACGGAGCGACCACATTCAATCTGCCGAATGGAAACGGAAGAACCCTGCAAGGCACAAATACTGTTTCTCAGGTAGGCACTTATAAGAGCGCCGGATTGCCGAATATCACAGGAACTTTTGCAGCAACTGCACAAGGGGACGGTGAAGTTTCTGGAGTTTTTACTCAGGTGGCAATCGGCAATGGTGACGAAGGCAATATGCCCTACGAGTACAAAAGGGTTACCTTCAATGCGTCCAGATCAAGCGCAATCTACGGCAATTCAAGCACGGTACAACCTCCGGCAATGATCGGAATGCTGATTATTAAGTATTAAGCAAGGATTCAGAAAATGGCTACGAATAAATTGCTTCCCTTTGCGAACGGAGTCGGCGCGAATGTGACCGACTACGACACTTGGAGCGCTCTCACGACGCTTCTGTCTCAGGGCTTCACGACGGGCGTTGCTCGTTCCGACTACGCGAACAGAGTGTTCGCTCAAGGTGCGCTCGCTTCCTACATCCTCGGTCAATTCGTGGTAGACCAGACCGCGCAGGATGCCGACCTGAACGAGAGCGTGTTCTATACGAATTTCAAGACCGCGCTCCTCACGTACATCAAGGCGAACTCGGTCACGCTGAACACGACGCAGACCATCGGCGGAACAAAGACATTCTCCACGACTCCGAAAGCGCCGACCGCAACCGCCGGAGACAATTCGACGAAGGTTGCAACGACCGCTTTTGTGAAAAAAGCGATTGACGATCATACCGATTCGATCAAACCCGTCTCGTATGGTGAGCAGACCCTGACAGATGCCGAAAAAACTCAGGCGAGAACGAACATCTGCGCAATCGACGATACGAACGTGGTTCATATCAACGATGCGCAGACGATCACGGGCAAAAAGACATTTACGCAACCCATTGTGTCAGCAAACGTGATTTGCAAAGATGTAGACACTTCGTCTCTGCAAATCCGTGGCGGCACTACGGAAGCAACTGGTGCGTATCTTGGTTTGGTTGGATCAAGTCGAGGCAATCGCCCGGGAACATTCAGACTCGGAACGGGGGTCGTAAATGGTGTTTCTACATATCTGGAAGGCAATCCAGATGGCTCTTTAACGTGGGCTGGCAATCCAATTCTTGATTCGACTTCAGGCGTGACGCTCGACACGGCACAGACGATTACAGGCGCAAAATCATTTGGATCGCTTGTGCTTGATTCGTCAGGCGGGGTTCTTCGCAAGGATTCCGCAACAAGCGTTTTGAGAATTAGAGGCGGCACTTCGAACGCAAACGGTGCGTATCTTGGGCTGAACGGTTCTTCTCGTTCTGCTGATGCTGGAGTGTTTGATTTTACAACTGGTCAAACAACAGACTATCCTACAGCAATAACCCTCAGAGGTGCGCCCGATGGCTCTCTGACATGGGATTCCAAGGAAATCGAGCGAGTTTCCGAATCGGGGACGGGATATATTAAATATGAATCAGGTCTAATGCTTTGCTTCGGTGGTGCGAAGATCACAGCAGGGAACACGACTGTTCAGGTTACTTATCCACAGCCTTTCGTGAATTCATATTCACTCGCAACGACCATGAATTCCATGCTCGCCCACGGCTCATCCTCGCAATCGACAACGGGATTCACCGAGCAGATTGCGAATACATCAAGCAACGATATTACTGTTAGATATGTAGCCATCGGCACTTGGAAATAGGAGAACATGAAATGATCGGAACGAAATTCAATAAACCGCTTCAGCCTGACATGATCCACCCCGATGTTCCAGAATATATCGAGGTTGAAAAGACTAGGACTGTTACCGAGTATGTTCCCGAAGAGATTATCGACCCCGAGACGGGCGAGAAATCCACGATTTACAAGAAAGTAACTCGCACCGAGAAATACAAGGAACAGGAAGAAAACCCTGAATATTCCAAACTGATTCCGAACCCTGCGCCGAATACCCTCTCCAAGTATTCCGAAGCGGCGGCATGGTGCAACGAGAACAACGCGCACATCGAGGACAAAGAGACCTATTACGAGGTCGTGGCGAATGCCGAGCCGTCCGAGGACGAGGTCAAGGCGGCGAGGATCGCAGAACTCAAGAAGAACCTCGCAGACACGGACTACATCGCCGTGAAGATCGCCGAGGGAGCGGCGACCCGTGAGCAGTATGCCGACCTGATCGCACAGCGCGAGGCTTGGCGAGAAGAGATTCGAGCATTGGAGGCTGAAGCATGATTCACGGCATTCTCAGCGCGGTCTTCGCGCTCGCTCTGTCCTGCATCGACCCGTTCCTCTGCTTCCTGCCTGCCGCGTTCTATCTCGGACGCGAGCATTCCGAGGCAGAGTACCGCTACATGAAGGCGCACCACACGACCAGAGCGGAGTCGCCGTGGTACATGGGATGGCTTCCCGAGTCTTGGACGCTCGACGGCGTTCTCGACTTCCTGATCCCTCTGGTTGTCTGCTTCATCGTCTTCTATGCGAGGGTTCTGTTGTGATGCGGTTTATTGACCTCGCTTTTCCCGACACATGGGACAAACTCGCCGTCGCATTCGGAGCGCTCCTCGGAGCGCTTTTTCAATTCGCGTTCGGTCAATGGACGGACGGGCTGTCATGGCTCGTCTGCTTTGTCATCGGCGATTGGATGACCGGCACGATGGCGGCGTTCATTACAGGCGAACTGAACAGCGACGCAGGGCTGAAAGGCATCATGCGGAAAGTCTTGATGTTCGCCTTCGTGAGCCTCGCTCACGGCTTGGACATCACGCTTGCCGACCTTGGCTTCACGGCGTTCAGTTTCATGTCGCTGACAGTGACAGCGCTTGCCGTCAACGAGTGCGTCTCGATCATCGAGAACTTCGACAAGGCCGGATGCGGATCCTTCGTCCCTCCGGTGATTCGTCAGGGACTCAAGACGATCCGTGAGGCGGCGGAGAAGAAACTTGAAGGTGAAAAGAAATGAAGTTTTCAGATTTTGATCCTGCGCATGCAGCCGAATTCGTGGCGCAGTTCGAAGGTCTCTCGCTCAAGGCTTATCGCTGTCCTGCCGGAGTCCTCACGATTGGCTACGGGCATACCGGAGCCGATGTCTACGAGGGACAGAGCATCACAAAGGACGAGGCTCTGCATCTCCTCGCCGACGATCTTCGCAAGCACTTCGACGCGATCAAGCGGATGATTACTGTCGAGGTCACGGAGAACCAATGCGTGGCGCTTCTGAGCTTCGCGTTCAACGTCGGAGCGACGAACTTCCAACGCTCGTCCGTCCGCAAGAACCTCAACCGAGGCGCTCCGCTTCAGGCGGCTGAGTCCTTCCTGTTGTGGAACCGAGCCGGAGGGAAAGTCCTCCCTGGATTAACCAGACGGCGCAACGCTGAAAGGCGATTGTTCCTGAAACCATGAACAGTCTTTACTCACTTTTAATCGGAGCGCTCGCGGCTGTCCTTGTCTTCGCTTCCGGCTATGAGTCGGGCAAG